GGACCCGCTCGGGTTCGTGGCGTTTGCGTTTCCTTGGGGCGAAGAGGGCGGCGAGCTTGCCGATTTCGCGGGGCCGGAGAAGTGGCAGCGGGGAGTTCTCATCCGGATCAAGGAGCGGCTGGCCGCAGGCGCCACGGTCAGCGAAGCGATCCAGATCGCGGTCGCATCCGGCCACGGCGTGGGCAAAAGCGCGCTCGTCGCGTGGCTGATCCTGTGGGCCGCAAGCACGTTCGAGGACACCAAGGGCACCGTCACCGCCAACACCGAGACCCAGCTCAAGACCAAGACGTGGGCCGAACTCGGCAAGTGGTACCGGCTGTTCATCGGGAAGGAGATGTTCGACCTCACGGCGACGGCCCTGATCTCGTCTGACGCCGCCCACGAACGCACTTGGCGCATCGACATGGTCCCGTGGAGCGAGCGGAACACGGAGGCCTTCGCCGGGATGCACAACAAAGGTAAGCGGATCCTCCTGATCATGGACGAGGGATCCGCGATCCCCGACAAGATCTACGAGGTGAGCGAGGGCGCGCTCACGGACTCCGACACCCAGATCATCTGGTGCGTCTTCGGCAACCCCACCCGGAACACCGGCCGGTTCAAAGACTGCTTCGAGCGGGGCCGGGGCACGTGGTGGACCCTCCAGGTCGACTCACGCGAAGTCAGCATCACCAACAAGGCCCAGTTCGAAAAGTGGATCACCTACTACGGCGAAGACGACGACTTCGTCCGGATCAGGGTTAAAGGGATCTTCCCTCGGTACGGCGAGCTGGAGTTCATCTCGGCCGCGGACGTCGACGACGCCATGGGCCGAGAGCCCTACTCCGAGGCCTACGACCCCCTCGTCCTCGGCTGCGACGTCGCCCGGTACGGCGCCAACGAGACCGTTCTCTATTTCCGAAAGGGCCGCGATGCTCGCACCATCCCGCCGATCCGGCTTCGTGGTCAATCCACTGTCCAGGTCGCCGCGCGGATTCTCGAGGTTTATCAGCAGTACCATGTGGACGCTATCTTCATCGACGGGGGCGGCGTCGGTGGTGGCGTGGTCGATAACGTGCGCGCTCTTCGTCTCTTTTGTTATGATATACAGTTTGGTTCGCGCCCTGACGGCGTCGGCTTCGCCACCGGCACCGACGGAGAACGTTACGCGAACAAGCGCGCCGAGATGTGGGGGGCGATGAGGAGCTGGCTGAAAGGCGGGGCGGTCGTCGCCGAGCCGGACCTCCGTCGGCAGTTGATCGCCCCGCTTTACACGCTGAACTTGAAGAGCGAGATTCAGCTAGAGCGCAAAGAAGACATGATGAAGCGGGGGGCCGAGTCGCCCGACATCGCCGACGCCCTCGCGCTGACCTTCGCCCTCCCGGTCGCCAAGAACGCCTGGGCCGGCGGCGAGGGGCCGAAGAAAGAGAACGTTGAAAGCGAGTACAATCCCTTCGCTGCTGAGAGGATGATCGCATGAGCTTCGGCGCGCCCCAAGCCACCCAGGCCGCGCCCCCGCAGGCGCCGGCACCCATCCCGCCGCCGATCTCGCCCGGCCCGAAGCCCAAGAACAAAGCGATCCAGAACCCCACGATTATCGGCGCGCCGTCAGCCAAGCCGCTGACCCTGATGGGGCCCGGCGCCCTGGGGTCGAGCCCCTTCGGCTCCGCCACGCTCGGGGGCGCCTGATGCAAGTTCCGCCGAGCGAACTTCCTGAGCAACAGGCCGTAAATCCTCTCGTTGCTGCGGCCTCGAAAGTCTCGCCAACGAACATGCTGATGGCGGCGTCACAAGTAGCATCTACAGGCCGCGCGGACCCGAACCACATCGACAACATGGCCCACATGGACTCTCCTTCCGATCATATGCGAAAGAGGAGTCGGCGCCGTGGCTGATCCAGGCCGCTGGGATATCGACGGGCCAGAATATCAGCAGCACTACGCTGACCCCAGTAACGCGCCGCCAGAGGGCGATGCCGCTTGGATGGGGTTAACAAAGAAGCAACGGCAAGATTTTATGTGGGGGACTCCGGTCGCCAAAGGGGCCGATGCGGCTTGGGCAGAAACCCCTGAGCAACGGCGTAAGGACCTCCTTGACATGCTCGAAGAGCACGGTTCGGTCCGGGCTTGGTCAGACACGAAAGCCTTTAAGGAGTTTGAGAATGATCTCCCGAAGGGCATAGACAGTTATCACCTGAAGGGTGGGACGACAATTTTTCATAAATCCGAAGCACCGGCGTTAACCTCATGAGCGCGCAAGCGATCAGTGACACCGACCTCCGACTTCGTCGGCGCGTTGAGAGTCGCCTGATCGGCCTCCGGGTCAATCGGTACTCGTGGTGGACCCACGGGCGCGAGCTTGCGGACTACATGCTCCCCCGCCGATATAAGTGGCTGATCACCCCGAACATGATGAGCCGGGGCTCGCCGATCAACCAGCACATCCTTGACTCGACGGCGACCCTCGCCGCCCGCAATCTGGCCTCCGGCCTAATGTCGGGCGTCAGTTCCCCCACTCGACCGTGGCTCAAGCTGATCGTCGGCCGCCGCGACTCAACCCAGACCGACCCCGTCTCGCTATGGTTGGCCCAGGTCGAGCGCCTGATGATGCTCGTCTTCCAGGAGTCGAACTTCTACAACTCCATCCACACAGTGTATTTTGATTTGGTGATTTTTGGTACTGGCGTGATCCTGATCTACGAGGACTTCGACAACGTCATCACCTGTTACAACCCGTGCTTCGGCGAGTACTATCTCGACAACGACGCGCAGTACCGGCCGAAGATCTTCTACCGTGAGTTCACGATGACGGTGGCGCAGACGGTGGAGATGTTCGGGCGCGACGCGGTAAGCCCGGCGGTTGGCGCGCTGTGGGACGAGGGCGGAGCGGGGTTAACGCGGGAGTTGGTGATCGCTCATGCGATCGAGCCCAACGAGGACCCCGCCACCTACGGCTTTGACAAGCGGTTCAAGTTCCGCGAGGTTTACTGGGAGTGGGGCGGCTCGGCGAGCCCGCAGGGAGGGTCGTCGTACGCCCCCGGCTTCCTTCGGAAGCGTGGGTACCACGAGTCCCCGGCTATCGCCGTCAGGTGGGACCTCGTCAGCAATGATGCTTACGGTCGGTCGCCGGGCATGGACGCCCTACCGGACGTCAAGCAACTCCAGCAAGAGGTCCGCCGCAAGGCCCAGGCCATCGACAAAACCGTCAACCCGCCGATGGTCGCAGACATCCAACTGAAGAATCAGCCGGCCTCGCTCCTCCCAGGCGGGACGACTTACGTCGCCGGTATGATGCAAACCGGCAACCCCGGTTTTGAATCCGTCTACAAGAATTGGAAACCGGGGATCAACGAAATCTCCGAGGACCTTCAAGAGGTCCGCGCGCGGATCAAGCAGATCTTCTTCAACGACATCCTGCTGACGATCAGCCAGTTCCAGACCCGATCGAATGTGACCGCGGCCGAGATCGACGCCCGCCGCGCCGAGTCCCTCGTGATGCTCGGCCCGGTCCTCGAACGGATCTACTTCGAGCTTCTCAAGGAGTGCGTGGAACGCACTTACGCGATCATGCTCCGGTCGAAGATTCTGCCCCCAGCCCCTCGCGAGATCGCCGGCGCACCGATAAGCATCGAGTTCGTTTCCATGCTGTCCCAGGCCCAACAGGCCGCCGCGGCTTCGGGCATCGAGCGCACGCTCCAACTGGCCGGTGGCCTCGCCGGTGTGGACCCGCAGGTCATGGACAACCTCGACATCGACTTCACCCTCGAACACTACTCGAACCTGATGCACAACGACCCGCGGATGATCCGGTCGCCGCAGGCGCTGGAGCAGCTTCGTCAGGCGCGGGAGCAGCAACAACAGCAGCAACAGCAGGCCGCGATCGCGGAGCAGCTGTCGCAGGGGGCCAAGACCCTCAGCGAGACCGACGTCGGCGGGGGCCAGAACGCCTTGGCGTCGATGCTTGGTAACGGCCAACAGGCCGCTTAAGGATGACCTATAACGCAGCGAGACGACGAGATGTACGAGACGCAGAGAAGCAAACGAAGCTGGCCGAGACACAGCGGGGCGAGATCGTCCGCGGACTGTTATCTTTGGTCCCGGGCCGCGCTTGGATGTGCGACCTCCTCGAGTTCTGCCATATCTTCTCGACTACTTTCACTCCGAGCCCAACGTCCGCCGCGTTCAACGAGGGCCAGCGCAACGTCGGCCTCCGACTGCTCAACGACATTATGTCCGCGTGCCCCGACCAGTACGTCCTGATGATGCGAGAAAGGAACGAACGCGATGCCGCCCGAGACACCAGAAGTGACGCCCGAGACGCCGACAGCATCGACGACTCCGGGGAACTCCCCGGAAGCCCGGACACCGGCGGGGGAATTGAAGGACGGGCTGAGCCCGGTGAAGGAGGCGCTGGCGACGGAGACGACGAAGGATGGCGAGACGAAATCTACGCCGACTTCGAACGAAGGCAAAAGCCTACTTAATCAGGGCGAGAAGGAGCCAGAGGCTCCGAAGGAAGAGGCCAAGAAGACCGAGGGCCCGCCGGAGAAATATGAGTTCAAGGACCTGCCTGAGGGCTTTGAGGTTACCGAGGCGGCGCAGGAGCGGTTCAAGAAGCTCGCGCTGACGCAGGACCAGGCGACCGACATCGTTAAGTTTCACACGGAGCTTCTCGCCGAGGCCCAGAAGGCCCCGTTCGAGCACTGGAAAGCGATGAATGAAGGGTGGGTGACCGAGGTCACCGCCGACCCCGAGTACAAGGGCAACCTCACCAACGTCCGCGCGAACATCAGCAAGTTCATCGACGGGGTCGGTGACGCGGGCCTCGCCGAGTCCTTTCGCGAAGCGATGGACCTGACCGGCGCCGGCAACAACCCCGCCTTCGTCAAGTTCATGTTCCGCATGGCACAGCAATTCAACGAGGGTACGCACGTGGCTGGTAACGGCCCGAGCCGCTTCGGTCAGCTGGCCCCCGGCTCCACCGACCGGCCGACACCGGCCCGCGCGCTTTACCCGAATCTTTCGTAGGTCCTGCCTCAGAGAGGATGAACAAGATGGACCCACGCAAGCCGACCCTTCCTTTCAACCGGGGCCGATGCCCCTAGGAGCCCTATTCTATGG